TGATCACCCTCGATGATGCCAAGCTCGTGCTCGGCGTAGCCGAGTCAGACACATCCCACGACGATATTATCCAGGCCGAGATCAATGCTGTGTCGGCGGCGATTTCCAACTACTGCGACCGCTTGTTCCCGAAGCAGACGTACCGTGACCAGTTCAGCCAATTCTACTGGAGCTACGCCGAACCGTTGCGGGCGCAGCAATACCCGATCCTGCTCGATGACAGCACGCCGCCGGTCCCGTTGCTCGGCGTCACGATCGACGGCGGCGTTCTCGACCCTACGCTCTTCGAGGTCGACCTCGACACCGGACGCGCTTTCCGCCTCAACGGAGGCTGGGGCGGCACCGCGGTCGTGATGGATTACACCGCCGGCTACGATCCGATCCCAGCCGATCTGCAGGCGGCGGCGAACGAATGGCTGACGGCTCGTTGGCTCATGCGTGGGCGCGATCCTTCGATCCGTTCCGAAGCGGTCTTCGACGTCCTCACGGTCCAGTATGGCGACCCGAATTCTGGCGCCGGGGCGACCTCCGATGGGCCGCCCGCGGGGGTTCGTAGCTGGCTCAGCCCTTACAAGCGCTGGACCGTATGACCCCGGAGTACGCCAAATCGGTCTACCGACGCTTTCTCACCAACAGCGTCGCGATCCGCCGATACACCGGCAAGGCCGGGCCAGATCGCACCGTGACCGAGGCGCAGTGCCGAGCCTGGATCCGAGCCGATCCTCTGCGCCAGGAGCCGTTGGTCGGTGAGCTGAAGGAGCTGGTCTATCACGCGGTCGTGCTGGTCGAGGATCTGGAGAACGCCGGGTTCCCGCTGCCGCTCACCGGGTCGGACAAGGTGGTCTTCCAGGGCAAAGAATTCACCATCAGCTTCCCTGACAACGCCACCCGGAGCGTCGGGACCGAGCTGATCGCGTACAATTTGCGGGTGAAGGGATAGCGTCGTGGCGCTCACCGCGTTCCTGCGCACGATCCCCATCGTCGCGAAGCAGGTCGACGAGCAAGCCCGCCAGATTTTCGTTTCGCAGGCGAAGCTCGAGAACATGAAGGTTCTCGACGAGCAGCAGAAGCGGACGGGCTTTAAGCCGAGCTGGACGGGCGTCGGCGATAACCCGCCGGGTGGACCGATCGACAACGCCAAGCAAACGATCGTCTTCAAGTACACCTATCTGCAAGAGATGATCTCGGAGTTCCTGAAGGAGCTGCGTGCCGCTTCACCCGCCGACTCGGGGCGCTACAAGAACTCCCACTCGTTGTACATCGACGGACGCCCGGCACCGGACAACACCCCGGTAACGATCGGCCAGGACGTCTATATCGCCAATCCGGTGGTCTATGCCCGCCGGTTGGAGGTCGGCAAAACCGAGAGCGGTCGCGACTTCCTGATTAGTGTGCCGAACCACATCTACGAGCGGGTCGCCAAGAAGCTGGGCGCTCGATACGCCAACGCGGCGCGGATCGCCTACGGTTACGTCACGATGCCCGAGGCCTATCAAATCAAGGGCAAGTTGCCGAGCCATTACATCGCCAAGGGTGGCGCGCTGCGCAAGCGCAGGCAGATCGCCGGCACTGAAGTGCGTGCGCCGGCCATCTTTTTCGAGCCGCTATGACCACGGTCAGCCAAGCCTACGCGATCTTGCGAGCGCGATTGGAAGCCGCGAATTCGCTGCCGCCATTGCGCTGGCAGAACGAGGACGAGGACAGCGCGGGCAACGTCACGCTACCTGATACGCCGGCACCGTTTCTCTACACCGAGTTTTTGGCCGAGCCTGGCGAGCTGGCCTCGTTCGGCGGCGGTCGATATCGCAATCGATACCGCAACCCGGCACGTCTCGACATCTGGGTGTTCGTGCCGAGGGGCTGGGGGCTGGCTCCAGCGACGGATTATGCCGAGACGGCAGCATCGCTGTTTCGTTCCTACCGCGACGCTGACGTGTCCTGCTCGACGGCTACGGTCTATCCCGGGGGGGACGGTTCGATGTTGAAGCCGATCGGCCTGCCATCGGAAGTGACCAACTATTTCTGGGCGACCGCCGAAGTAGATCTGTTTTTCGACTTGATCGGCTGATCGCAGCCCGAGCCGCGGCGCTCCTAACCCGCTCGGTCTGTGCGCTCAATTGGGGAGCCACTCCCGCACAGCCGCACCCATCCTAACCCTCGCGTGAAGCCCGCGCGAGGTTAACTCAAACGCCCTTGGGCAAGGCGAATCGGCCCGTCGTGAGACGCGCCCCTCCCTTTGATGGAGTGCCCACTATGTCTCTAGCTGAAGGCGTAAGCGCACGGGTAGCGTACCTCCCCTACGCAAACGGTGCGATCGAGTCCAACACCCAGCCGGTGTCGGCGACCGACCCTGGTCAAGTCGGCGCGCAAGTTCTTCGCCGCGTGACCTCGACCCTAAAACTCGCGAAGGACACCTACCAGGCGACCGAAATCCGTTCCGATCGGCAGATCGTGGATTTCCGGCATGGCACCCGTCGCGTTACCGGGGGGATCACCGGAGAGTTCAGCCCCGCGACGTACTTCGACTTCTTTGAGGCGGCGACGCGCGGGACCGCCACGCCCGGGGTATCGCTGACCGAGGCGCAACTGACCAGCGTCACGGCTGATGCGTCGGCGTCGACGCTGGATTTTGGCGGGGGCGATCCGGTCGCGCTCGGGCTTCACGTTGGCAGCATCTTCCGGCTCGGTGGGCTGAGCGGCGGCGGCGCGGCGAATAATGGCGTCAACTTCATCGCTGTCGGTTTTAGTGGCGTCACCAACAGCACGGTAAAGGTCTTTCCTGCGCCAGCCACGATGGCCGCCGGCCTGACCTTCTCGCTCCACACAATCGGGTCGAACCTGATCATCCCATCCAGCGGGTTCGTCTCTCGTAAGTTCGCGATCGAGACATTCCATGAAGATATCGGGGTCAGCCGTCTGTTCACCGAGGTGCGGGTCGGCGGGTTCAAGCTTGGCTTGCCTGCGTCGGGCTTGGCGACCATCGAATTTACGATGATGGGTCGCGACATGGAGGTCTTCGATGCCGGGACAAGCGTTCCGGCACCGTTCTTCACTTCGCCCGACCCCGAGACGACCACCGGCATTTTCGCCGCGGTCAATGGCATGTTGAGGGTTAACGGCAGCGTGGTCGGCGTCGTCACCGGGCTTGATATCTCTATGGAGCTGTCGCCCAGTTCCGATGCGGTCGTGGGCCAGGACTTCGTGCCGGAAGTGTTTTTGGGTAGCGCGGCGGTCACGGGACAGGTCACTGCGATGCTGGAAGACCTCGACCTCGTCAGGAATTTCCTCGACGAAGACGAGGTGGATATCCTGGCGTATCTGACCACGACCAACGACCCAGGTTCGGCGGCGACTTCGATTTACCTGCCGCGGGTGAAGTTCTCCGACGCCGACGTCGCGGTAACCGGCTTGGGCGCGCAGACGCTCACGATGCCCTTCACGGCGTTGAAGTATGTGGGCAACGCCGTCGGTGTCCCGCAAACCACAATTATGATGACCGACACCGAGGCGGTCTAACCGTCTTTCGTCACCATTCCTGCCGCCACAGGAGGCTGTCCGCGTAAGCGGATGGTAGCGCTACCGGGGGACGTGCCGCTGGCGGGTGGTGCGTCCCCTTTTTCCCGCCAAAACGGCCCGCTGCGAAGCGCGCCTTTCCCTCAGAAGGACCGCCACCTATGACTGATATCGACGCTGCGCTAAGTGCGCTATCTCTCGACGTGGAAAAGCCGCAGCGAATGCCGTTGCTTCACTACCAGACCCGCCAGCCCCTCCGCGGGCCGAATGGTGAGGAAGCCTACGTTGATCTTTACTCCTCGGACTCCGATATCGCCCGCCGGCATAACCGGGAAACCCAACGCCGCCGGTTGAACATGCGAGGCAGGGGGAAGTTGACCCCGGAAGAGTTGGAAGCGGAAGCGACCGATCTTCTGGTGGCATTGACCGCCGGCTGGTCGCTGGTCGCGCTCGACGGCTCGATGCTGGGCTTGCCGTTCTCGGCGCAAAACGCCCGGGTGGTCTACGACAAAGTCACTTGGATCAGGGAGCAAGTCGACGAGTTTGCGGCTGATAGGGGAAATTTTACGCGGGCCTCGTCATCGACCTCGTCGAATGGGCCGAGTCCGAGTTCAGGGCGGGCCGCAAAACCGTAGACGGGTCGACCGAGCGCGACCATCTGGTTTCTGGTGCGGCGCAGTGGGCCAAGATCCCTGCTGCGCTGCGACCCGCCAGCCGCCGCGATCAGCCGGTCAAAGTGCCGGAAATCGATAGCGGTCCCGAGTTCCCCGATCTGCTCGATTACCTCTGGGGCTGGTTTCAAGAGATCTCGTATGGCTTGGCCCCGAATGGCTTTGCCCCGCCGGTCATCACCTGGGAAGCGCTGCGATCCTGGCAGGCACTGAGCCAGGTCGGCGAGCTGGAGCCGTGGGAATCGCGGACGTTGGTACAGCTCGGGATGCTGCGCGCCAGTGTCCAGGCCGAGAAAACGGAAACCGAAAATCGAACACCGAAACCACAGCCTCGGATGGGCGGCGGCAATGGTGCTTTACGCGGGCCGATTTTGCCAAGGCGTCGTTGAGAATGGAGCGCGGTGAGCGGTGGCTTTAGTTGACACCTTAGTCGTCAAACTACTGGTTCAGGGGCGTCAGCAGCTCACTGACGCTGAAGCTGCGGCTGCATTGCTTGACG